TAAATTTCCTACAGCAGTCATAGTAAATTCTCCTTTATTAAAGTAAAACTATTATTGCGGATTTGTTTTACTCTACGTTCAGGATTGTTCTTTCGAGTCCTTACTGTAGCGGAACCTAATAACTCGGTATTATCCTTTGCCTCTATTAGGAGGGGGATTTATACACATTAACCAAGTTTCCCTTTGTGGGGGTCCACTTTCCCCTTAAGCAGGTAATGTATTCCAGTCAGTGATAGCCATTTTATTCTGTACCATATCACGGTACTTAGGATCATACTGGAATTTAGGGTCATCTCTCTCTTGTTTAAACTCACGCCTATTCGAATACGGAAGTATTCCTGATTGACTTGCAGTAACTTGAGTTAAATTCTCACTTGGAGCTGGCTCTTTAGCCTTTTCTCTAGTTACTGAGGTGTCATACATAGACGCAAGACCTCGAAGAGTTACTTCATATTGTGGTGAAGCAAGACCTATATTTATTCCCTGCATATCTTCTGGCGGCAGATTATTGCTAGCCCACTTAAAGATCTTATCCAATCTTTCTCTTCCGCCGACTGTATCGGCAGCACTTGAATAAGATTCTCGTAGTCTAGCCTTCTGTGCCAGAACATAATCCTCAAGCATTCTATCTGTAAAACCAGTACGCTGCTTGATATCGTTTCTGGTTTGTTCTGAGAAGTCTCCTGATGCAGCAAATTCCATTCCCCACATCTCATAGGTTTCTTCGTCTAACTTCATGCCTTTGAGTTGCTCTTCAACCTGAGGATTTTCTTCAGGTATCGGAATTCTAAGTTCATCGGTCAGTGCAGGCTCAGAAGGTGTAGTTGGCTCTGGTACGGGAGGTGGTTGCTGTTCTTTTAATGTAGCAATCTCCTGTCGTGCCTGAGTATACTGTTTCTGTGCCTCTTTTAAACTATCGAACCAAACACCAGCATTCTCAAAATTATCAGGAACTACTTCGTCACTTGTTTCTATGTGTGTTTCGAATGCAGTTCGTTCATGTTCATGCTGTACTTGTTCCGGTGTTTTCCCGTGAGATTGTTCCAGAGGAGTCTCACCTTCTACTGTTGTTGTACTATCCATTTGTTAATCTCCTTACGATTGTTCTGTTTCCCCAGAGTCAAAGGATTTTTATTAGGAAGCTCATGCCTCCAGAAATTATTATTGCAATACCCGCAGCCCATGTAGCTACCTTAGTTTGTACTATTGCAAGATGTCGTTCTATCTTTAATAGTCTTTTATCTACCATATCCAATCGATGATTAGTACGCTCAAGTTCATTTAATACTAATCTCTTATATTCAGTCCAGCCATTATCCCCTGTGCCGGCTTCCCATGGATCTTGTGGTGGCATAATGTCTCCTTAACTTTCGTATAGTGCTACTATATCTGTGGCATTAGTATTTGTTGCTTTTACTCGATCAGAAGAAATCTCTAACACTTTTCCAACCAAACAATCTTTATGAGTAATTATATCGCTTGCTCCGTTCTGTAAAGTAACTTGTGCAGCTTGAGCATTAAAAAATCTATCTTGTAAATAAGTAACAGCAGCACTTCTTTCCGCAGTACTTAAAGAGGATCCCTTCCATATAATAAATTCTAATATATCCCCATACATTTCCTGAGTATAGGCACTACCAGTCCATCGAGAACCCAAAAGAAAATCTCCAGTGTCTCCAGAAAAATCAGTATTATTGGTTACAGAAGATCCATCTGTTGAACCATCTAACCATAACTGCATCACATCGCTAGAATCTCTAGATACACCTAAAATATACCAAGTATCTTTACTTAGCGAAGCAGTGCCAACCGGATCGTCACCACCTACAGCAAACTGTACTTCATTACCAGCACCATCTGATTGCATAAACCATCTCCACGCAGAGCTATCATAATCCTTTGCTGCTATTGTTTGATAACCTGTACCACCAGTAAACCTAATTACAACCATCATTTCAAATTCCTTATCAAAATTAAAGTCACTATAATTAGCCGCTTTTAGATATGAGTCAGACCCATCAAAAGTTACCCAAGGTTTAAAATTTGTACTAGATGCACCAGCAACAGTCATAGCTGTAACACCCGAAGTTGGTCCGTCTAGTGTTGCATCTCTATCTCCTAAATTATCATCCCAACTAGCTGCACCAGTACTTTCTGCATCTCCACTTCTATACCAAGTCGTAGGGGTTCCTATATCAGAGGCAACAGTTAAGTCTGTTTGATTACCCCCACCTACATATAAAGCATCAAATCTAGGATCATAAACTGTAGAATCACTAGTAGTAACAGATACTGCCTTGGTATATTTTTTATAGCTCATGACATACTTGAGTTTGTATCTAGAACCACCATATCAGTAGCAGCTGTAGCAGTTGATTTTATAATTTTAGGGCTTATATTATAAAGAGTTCCTTGAACCATATTCTTAAAAAGAACTGCAGTTGTATCTCCAGAAAGTATCATAGTAACATTACCACTTACTCCAACATACATACCATCCCATCCTGTTCCAGTAAACCCTGTTACTTCATCAGTATCATGAGGAGTAACAGCTGATGCCTTAATATATTTTTTATATGCCATGGTTTACTCCTTACTTGTAAGCAAAAAAGAATTGCGCAGTACCAGATGTACCTACAGCTTGTGTAGTTAATGGTGCTGTAGAGCTGCCATTAAAGTGCAGTCTAAAATAAGGAGCATACACACTAGATACATCAACAAAAAATGCTTTAACCCCAGTAACATTTGGAGTTGTATCAGTAGATAATGTTGCAACATCCAACCAATCAGTATTGTTATGTGATACTTGTAAAGTTAGTACGGCTGCAACATCAGCAAAGGCTACCTTTACATCCATACCCATAACAATTTTTTTATTTTCAAAACTATCTGCACTAGGAAGAATACTTGTAGAAACTAAAGAATCACTTGATCCAACTAAAGTAGATGACGTAGTAGTTGTTCTAACTGTATAGCCATTAACTGTAGTAGACGCAAATGAAGGTGCTGTCCGTTCTGCCATAATTTACCTCCTATTGATAAGCGAAAAAGAATTTAACGGTTCCAGAAGTACCTAAATCAACCCCACCACTATTTAATAATAGTCTAAAGTAAGGGGAATAGATTCCAGATAAGTCTGGTAGAAATTTATATGTATCAGCAGTACCAGCTATTTCACTGGATATCGTAACTGCTGTAACCCAATCGGTGTTATTGTGCGAAGCCTGTAAAACTAAGTCTGGTCCACCGCCACCAGTAAAATCTGTCTTAGTCATCCCCACACTGTCAGGATCAGTGATTGTAATAGCAGTATTGCCAGCCGTTCCTCCTATTACTTGATTAACTGTTACTACATTGTCTACTCTAGTAGCTGTTAATCGAGAGTTAGCATTAAGACAAGTAGTTAGGTTTGCAGCTGTATTATCATTACTACCTGTATCTATTGCAAAAGTAGGAGATACTGAATCCGAAGATGTAGTAGCACTTATATCAGCGGTAGCTGTAATTGCTGTAGTATCTGTTGCTGTAAGGGCAATAGTATGAGTACCTCCAGCTGTACCGCCAGCAAGTTTTCCACCTGTAAGTGCGGATTCATTAACGAGAACTGTGCCGACCGTATCTGTAAGTGCAATGTCGTTTCCATCAGTACCAGCATTATCTGCAGTTAGACTAGCGTATGACTCTGTACTTGCTACACCATCAGATGCTGTAAGACCCTTAACGCCAAGCGTGTCTGTGAAACTTGACCCAAATTTTACTTTTGTAGTATCAGTAGTACCATTAATTGCGAGTTTTAAATTAGCAATTTTAGCAGCATCACCACTCGGATCAAGATACCAATGAATCTGATTTCCAGATGGAGTACTTCCCATCGAGTTTCTAGCCATGACTGTAGCAGTAATATCACCTGCGTATCCACCAGCATCTTCAGGAACAAGGACTGTGAATGCATCGTTATGATAAACAGTTCCACCTGTAATTTTAAGTGCATCTGTCGCTGTAGCCTTAATCTGGGCTTTTATATCAGCAGCACTAGAAATCGTTATAGTGCCCGAAGCAGCCGTATCGAATGAATCAACTACCACAGCTCCAGCTATTATTGTTTTATTTTCTATAACATCAACATCAGCATCTATAGTTAGGCTTGATAAAGAATTAGTAGCACTAGATAAGGCAGAAGACTTAGCACTTTCTCTAGTTTTATAGCCACCTTCAGTTGCTGTAGAAAAAGAGGTTGTATATTCTGTTGCCATCTATTGAGCTCCTTGCATTTGCTGCATTGCCTGTTGTATGCCCTGACCACCAGTTTGTTCTAAGTCTTGCATTGCTGCTTGGAGACCACCTTCAGTCATAGCTTGATTAACCATCTTTGTACTATCAGCAGAACCTTGAATCTGTGCTTGCGCTTGAGCAAGTTCCATCTGTTCATTCTTAACATCTTCTTCGCTCTTTATCCACAGCTCAGCATTAAATCCTAATGAGCTAATAAGAGCACGACCATACTGATCCCATCTAAACATAGCAGCTGCAACTTCTGGTAAGTTTCTAACCATCTCACCCATTTGCATTAGTTTTTGTAGGTCAGAGTCTCTACTAAGAGCCTGTAAACCAGTAACAATAGCTACACTTAAGACACCCTCTTCAGTAAACATATCCTGAAGACGCTCATCTATCTCGCTATTGGAAGTCATAAGGAATACTGTACGTCTAACAATAGGTTCCATTAAGTCTCTAGCAATAGCAGAGAAAGCTCCGCCTAATACATGCTCAAGTTCTTGACCAATCATTCTTACCGCAGTAGCAGTAACTCGTTCACCTTGTGGAATACTCGCCGAGTCTAAAAGAAAAGCTCTACCTACTTCTTTTCGTAAGATATCAACACCAGCTTGTGTAGATTGTATCTGAGGATTCATTGTAGTCGCTGGCGATATAGTAAACACTTCATTGGGTCTAGATGCAACAAAGGCACCAGACGGAGAGCCAGCTATATCATCAATTTCTGTAATGCCTGTTGGGTCTACCCCTTGCCAGAACAAAGAAGCGGCAGCAATGCCGTTGATTAAACCCTCAGTAAAACCTTCAAGGGCTTTTATGTCTCCAATAAGATCTTCACAATGAGATCTAGCATAGTTTTCTCCCGGTATACTAGACCACCTTAGCATGATATAGGGAGGTACTGTATACTCTCCGCCACCACTAACAGAAGATCCTTCAGAGTCTTGTTTAGTTACTGTATATTTACCATCTTTAACAACAACCCTTACAAAAATTTCTTTATACCCACGTTTATGGTCATAGCCTTCAGAAGAAGATATCAGAGCATCATCACTTTGTAATGCTTCTGGTAAACTTTCGAATTCTCTATAGATAAGTTCTTCAACTTCTCCATAAACACTGCGACGACAGACATAGTTATCGAGACGAATGATTCTAAAGTTCATGTCATCTTCCATAACAATAAGAACATCACCAACAATAATAAGATGTTGCAGTGCTTGGTATATAATCTCTCTGAGATTGCCACTTGATAGTTTGGTATATACTTGTTCACTTAAGCTGCTTAAATAATTATCTATTTCTACTTCTACCTCAACACCAGTACCCATTTCAAATTTAAAGAAGGGCATATCATTAAGAGGTAACAATGCTGATAGCATTCTACTAGCCATAGCTGTAACGCCTCTAGCAGCAACCGAACTAAATGGTTGGGGCAATTGGCTTTGCTCTGTCCATCCTTCAGGAGGCATAATTGAGGGTACTGTTAAGGATGCGCAATACCTAGCTCTCTCTAGTTTATTTAACCTAAGAGATTCAAGTATTCTAAACCTATTGGATATATCAACCATAATTATTCAGGCCTCATTTCTGTAGTAGCTTCTTCTTCTTCTTCCCCATCCTTAACAAATTCTGTACCAAAAGCTAAGGAAGCAAACATATCAGCTACAGTAGTGTCTACATCTAGAGGATCTTCAAGAGACTCAGAAACTTCTCCGCCTTCTGTCTCTAGTCTTT